GTTGAATATAATCATACGCCTCCTGCTCGTCTTGAATACCTATAAAGTCTTCGCCTATCTCTGCTTTCTTTTTGTCCCCAGAGATATATTGTTTAATGTTATACACACTAGACTGCAGGACTCTTTTAACCTCTGGCTTAAAAGTAACCATAGCCGGATTTACCAGAGGCAAGAACTTGCCATCAACTAAGGTGCCAGAGTAATCCATGACCTTGGTAGCTTTGGTATAAAACTTGAGAGGCTCAGCACCAACAAGAATAATCCAGTCATAATCATCTGGGTTCATGTCGATGTCTACATCTTTCTTTAATACTTTCTTAAGGCTTGAGTCTGACACAAGAGCATACTGGTCAAAGGGCCAAGCATTCTCAAAAATATTAACGTAATTATTTTTAGAGGGTTTAGACTCTACAATTGCTATTTTCATATACGATCCTCAAATTCATACTATATTATAGGGGCAAACGCAATTTATGTCAACCCCCATAAAGTCTTTTCCTCAAACTTTTTATTTGTTTTTTTGACAGCTCACCTGGATCTCCACTTTTCAAGCTAATGACTCTATTAGGAAACCCCTTGCAAACTTCTTGCACCTTCTCTGCTGAAGTCTGTCCAGCCTTATCCCCGTCAAATAGTATATCTATACCCATTACTCCCGATACTTTTAGTAAGTCTAATTTTTCGTGATTGAAGTTAGAAACACCAAAACAGCACACAGCATTATCTAAGCCTTTGTCATGTAAGTTTAGCATATCAAATATGCCTTCTACTAAAATAATCCTTCCTTGAAAAGGCTTTGCCTGCGGAAATATAGGAGGGCTTATATTAGGAGGCCAGAATCTATACTTAATTTTTTCGGTCATAGTATAGTCTCTGCCCTGAAAGCACACTATCTTACCCCCAGAATCTGTAATAGGAAAGTTTATTCTATTTTTAAACTGAGGATCTGAGTGCTCAAAAGCCTTGAACTTTGTGTAAGTCTTTGGACTAATGCATCTCCAGTTGCCGATATAGGGCATGTATCCTTCTGGCATCTCCAGACCAAAGTTATCAGATCTAAGTTTAGCTAAAACTCTTCTTAGGTTTTCTCGTTTAAGAGAACTCTCACTAATATCTATGTTGTAGTGTCGAAACAGGCTACCTTTATGGCCACAAGAAAAGCAGTGAAATATGCCCAGAATTTTATCCACACGCATACTAGGATTAGCGTCCTCGTGATCTGGGTTTAAGCACTTTATAAGAAAGTCTTGTCCAGAGTCCCGGTACTCAATTCCTCTTTCTGTTAATACTTGCTCTACTTCACTCATCCGTGCAGTGCTCCGTGAATATCATCTTCTTCGGGGTCATCGCCATCTTCAGGAATAATTATAGAGTTTGGACCAATCTTTAAGCTACTCCAGTCCATCTCTGAAGTAAACTCTGTATCGTCAGCACCACTCCTCATTTTAGTGCACTTGAACTTCATAAATGGGTGATCTCCTTTTCCAGACTCAAGAGTAAACGCTGCGTCAGGAGAATCAAGAATACCCTTTGCAAATCTTGCTTCTCCGGTTGCATCAATCTGATAGGGAGATACTACAAGAACTCCATAATCTTGCGCAAAACTTTTCAATGCTTTACTTATCTCTATCTGCTCTCCCCAATCATATTGACCCATTCTATTATTAGTGAAGCCTCTTTTTACTTGGTTTACATAGTCTACAATTACTACTTTTGGGGCCAGTGTGGGCACTTTCTTATCCAACTCTTTTCTAATATTTGCAAGAGTTAGCCCAGACTCATATATTATGTCAACTTGATTTGGCCTTAGTGGGTTATGTATAAGCTCCTGGTGTAGAAGATCAAAGTCTCTCATACCACCGAATGCAGTAGGAGATTCTTTTAGCCATTTTTCATATATTTTTTCGCCTTCCTCAAACCTGGAAGACCACCACTGAGCTACTTGTGCCTGCTCGCCTCTACCTATAGTATTGTTTTCAATTGCTTTAGCATTTACCCCTGTAGATATAGCACATATTCTTTGCATAGTCTCTCTAGCGCTCATCTCGATAGTAAAGTACATTACGGAACTGCCTGATTGATAAATACTAGAAGCAACATTAGCACAGACCAAGGATTTTCCTTGACCTCTTTTGCCTCCAATAAGAACATAATCTTCTGGCCCAAACTTCTCCATTTCATCATAGTCATTATTCAGACCAAGAGGAACAACATTATCCATATGGTCCTGTGAATAGAAAAGCTCCATTCGCTGCATACTTTCAGCGGTTCCCTTTAAATCAACCTTATCTTCTACCTTGAGAATGATATTTTGTAGACCTTCTATATTTTCTTTTGCCGACTCCATGGCAATAGAGTTTTCCAGATAGTCTTCTAATTCGTTCATTATCTCTAGTTGAGTGAACTCATTCTTCAGATATTCTAAGAGAGTGTGGTTATCTATGTCAACACTTTCTACACTTTGTAGAGCTAGAAGTCTTTCTCTAAGGCTAGAATCCCTTACAGAAAGTTGAACAGCGTCAAAAGAGGGAAGTTCTCTAAACTCCTCAACGTGCTTCTCTATAAAGGACCAGATGGATTGATATTCGCGGGGAAGGTAATGTTTATGGAGTTCAGCCCAAGTATCCAAATCACTATCCGTGATTATAGCTTTTAGAAGGATACTTGCAAGGTTCACCAAATAACTCCGTAATAAACTTTAGACGAGGAAAAGCCAGAGGGGTCGTCACCCCTCCGGCCTATAGGGTATGACAGAAACTAGCCAGCAGCTTTAGCTTGCTTAGCGGCTCCATCATAGTTCGTAGCAGTCAAGCCACGACGCGTCAGCATCGTCTTAACACCACGAACCGTTTTACCGATTTGATCTGCAATTTCTTCAACAGACATTTCGGATACTTCGACTCCATCAAGAGGGTCAGTCTTGGTGGCAGCCTTGCTCTCTCGCTGTGCTGGAATAGCGTCAATCTGATTGCTACGAAGCATGGACAGAGCCTTGCCACGAATTTGATTGATCGTCTTGCCGAGAGCGTCAGCAATATCTTCCAGGTAGGCTCCATTACCTGCCATAGAAGCTACAATTGCTTCTTCTTCCTCTGAGAAGGTGCGAACAACTTCTTTTTGAGGAGCAGGCTTAACATGCTCATGCAGTTGCATGGACAGGATCTTGCCTTGAATTTGCTTGGCGTTAAATTCTCCGCCAGCAAATGCTTCAGCGATTTGAGCGTAGGTAAAGTTACCACTATTGTCTTCTACGAAGCTTCGGAGTGTATCCTCTTGGTCTTCGCTAAATGTTTTAGTGGTGGGTGCAGCAGAAGATTCTACCTCAAAACCTTCTTTGCGCAGCTTAGCAGCTACTGAACGAACAGTCGTCTCAAGCTGTTCTGCTGCTTCGCTAACGGTATCTTGAGATACCGGAGACTCATCACCGACAAAGTCAACCAGCTCTTGCCAGCGTTCGTCGTTCCACTTGGGTAATGCCATTCTATTACTCCTGTAATAATTGATTTATGTTTGTTACAATCGAGACACCCCTGTCTCGCGCCTTTTTAGTTTTGGAGGATTCAATTCCGCTTTCATTTATTAGAATAGATACATCTTTTGTAACAGAAGAAACAACACTGTATCCTTTTCTTACTAAAGCTTTTTCTGCCTCCGATTTGCTTTTGTAGGACGATAAACGCCCTGATATACACACAACTTCTCTTGTTGCTTGTGGTATAAACTCTTCTGACACTCGCCACTTAAATGGCAGTAGTATGTCAAAGTTATTCTTGTACCAAAACATTAAGCTTTCTGTAGCTTTTGGACCTAATCCAGCCTCTTTACACTTTTCCTCTGATAGCTCATGTATGTCTGTTATTACAGAGCAAAGCTTAGCTGATGCTGTTTTGCCAATAAGCGGAATAGAAAGAGCTGGCAAAACTTCTTCCAGAGAGCGCTCTTTGGAGTTCTCAATTTCTGATAAAAGCTTATCTGCCAGTTTCTCGGAGTTTAGTCTATCCGCAACTATTTCATGGGTTAAGTCATAAATGTCTACTACATCTTCCACTTCTAGCTTGTCAATTGTTGCGGGACCAAATCCCTTGATCTTTAATGTTTTAGTGAAGTGCTCAACTTGCTTTTTATTCTTTGCAGGACACAAAGGATTATGACAATAAATAATATCATTTTCCCAGAAAAGTTCTTCATTGCATGAAGGACAATTGTCTGGAGGTGTGATTTTCATATTGTTTATTTCCTAAAGTTGAGGGAATATTATACGGGTAATGACCTAAAATGTCAAGAACTATTTTTTCTTCGGTATAGCAGCGATGATTTCTTTTCGGATTTCAAATAACTCTGTGTACCCACCAAACTTTCTTGTTGGAGTATATTTATACTCTTTAAAGCGTTCGTGTAGTTCTTGCTCTATTTTCCACACATTGTAAATAGTGTCTGCGTAGGTTCTTTGAATACGAATATCATAGCCTGTAAAACCCTGAGATCTTTTTAGCACATCTTTCCAGTTTTTGCCAGAAGCTATACCCACTTTTAGACATTCTCTCTTGTTGGTGTCCCTGTCTACCAATACTACACAATAAAGCACTCCTGGACGAGCAGCTTCCTCAGGATTAGCTTCAAACCATTTCCTACTATACATCAGGAAGCTTGATGATGACTGCACTACAGAGTTCTTCTGGTTTCTCCGTATCTTCCTGCCCAAACTCCTCGTTGCCCTCTATCAATACCTCTACTGCTTCTTTCCACCCATTCAACACCTCTAGTCGAATGTGGGGCTTTAACTTCCAAAATCTGTCTTCTACCGCCACAACAGGGCTATAGTGAAAATGCTCATCTACTAAGCCCATCCAACCGAGCTTTAATCGCTCATCGTACTCTTCTTCATCCATTCTGTTGCCTTATTTGGTTTTCTACTTGAATAATGTTCTTGTTATGAAACTTTAGTAGATACATAAGAATATCTCTGACCTTTTTATCAGATAATTCTACTGTTGAAAGTTTTTGATTAAGTAGCCTGTCTAAGTTACTTCTTATCTCTTGTTTGTTCATACTCTGCGAACCACTCTAGGTATGATTTCTCCTGATCGTATAATTTCTACGTTACATCCTAGTTCTAGTCCTAAATCTTCTATATACTTCATGTTGTGTAGAGTAGCCCTAGATACCGTGGCATCTCCTACTTCTACAGGCTCTAAAATGCCCACGGGGGCAACAACGCCTGATTTACCTACTTGCCAAACAACATCAACTAGCGTAGTGACCACACCTTCCTGTTTTTCTTTGAAGGCATAAGATCCTCTTGGGTGGTGGGAAGTATATCCTTTCTCATTAAAATCGTGGTTGTAATCCTCTCTGAATACTAGACCGTCCTGGGGGAACTGTCCCCAATCACTGTCTATAACCGTATTAAAGCCTTGAAGTCTGAGACCTAACATATCCTCAGACCAAAAACTGTCTAAGTCGAAGAGAGAAATGCCATAAGCAATAAAGGTCAAGTCTCTCTTAGCAAACTCTTCTGGGTCTTTAAGTCCCAGAGACCCCGCAGCATAGTTGCGAGCGTTCTTAATAGTTTTAGGGGCTACTACTTCTCCCGTGATCTGGAATATTCTTCTAGCAGTCCCTATTCTTTTTGGAAAGTCTAGCTTACGAATATTTTCTGTAATATCCTTGCCTTTCTTCCCATCCCCTCTGGTTAACGCATAGGCAAAGTGACCCTCTACATAGTAGAGGGCCACCGCCGCGCCGTCCAATTTAGGACTTACAACAGAGGAGGATAGTTGTGGGGGTGTATCTCCTTCATATACTTTCTGAAGGCTATACATTGGAAACTCGTGAGGCACATCACCGTCCATATAGCCAACTGGGTCGTAACGACACTCAGCACACAATATATCGAACGCGGCATCACTTATAATAGGGTTGCCTGCGTAATATGCCTTGGAACAATTATCTAAAAACTCTTTCATTATGTATATTATAGTACCTTTAGTTAAAAATGTCAAGAACTATTTTGGCAGTTCAACACCTTTTTTATATAGATACTCTTTTAGTTCATCAGACACAACTTTAATCCAATCTTCATTCCAGTGATAATAAGTTATATATTTGGGCGTATACCAAAGATTATCTGTTGCCCAAAAACCCTCTTCAATTTCTTCGCTGTGTCTATCTACTACTAAACCTAGGCTAAAGAATGGAATAGTCTTGGGAATTGGGCCAGCCGGATTTTTACGCCACTCAGTAAATTTATCTTGTTCTTCACATCTTTCATAGAAATTTTCTTCCTCTATCTTTAATAGCTTATCTATTACATCTCTGTGTATCCTGGCGTCCATTAATCAAATCTCCAAAGTATTGATTTATAATTTCTTTACTTTCTGCCTGAGACATAATATCGCACACAGAAGAAAATAGCTTTCTCACTGAATCCAGGTCCAGCTCTAGCGCTAAGCCTTTAGGCGTAGGTTGCCATTCTTCATCAAATGTAAGATAGTATTCTCTCAGATGTAAATACTCCTTTCCTCTAAACTCATTCACTGTGAGCCTAACTTGGGAATAATCTTCCTCTTTAATAATATAAGTTAATTCTTCCACTAGACTAATCCTTATTCTTCAGGATATTAGACAGTGGAACAACCGTCTTAACATTGTTAGCTTTCATAAGCCGAAAAGAATCAGTGTCCCAACAAAACATTAAAACACTGTTTTTA